ACGGACTTCGGGGGAAAAACGAGTATTTTTAGTCATCCTGTTTACCTCTTTCTCAGGAAGTTTAGTCTCCAGGATTCCCGGGGCGGTTCAGAATCTGCTATCGCCGTTCGACTGTCCAGCGCTTTTGAGACGCTGTGCGCATATTGTGCTGAAAACATGATTGATACCCCCAGAGACTTCATGGCAGGCCTGGTCTGTCAACTGGAAAGCACAGCGCGTAGCCTGCGCTCCACATTTGACCTGCCGGATGAGCCAACAGGCAATGCCGCGCCTTCATGGCTGACTGAGCCGACGCCACAGATTAACGGGCTGGAGGCATAACCAATGAATGCTGCCCTGACTGAACGACTGGTTTATGTCGCCCGCGCGGCACGTGACGCGGGGCATGGTAAACGCGGTGCAATATACGACGCTGCCTGTGCTGAACTTGGCATGTCCCGCGCCACTCTGCTGCGCAGGCTGAAGGAGGTCTCTGTGACTGATAAACGCAAAAAACGCGCTGATGCCGGACGCAGCGCCCTGACCCGCGACGAAGCCGCGCTGATATCTGCCACACTGCGTGAGGCCACCCGCAAGAACGGTAAACGCCTCTATTCCATCGCAGATGCAGTGGAAACCCTGCGGGCTAACGGCTTTATCACCGCAGGCAGAACAGATGAAACCACCGGTGAGTTTTTCCCGTTGTCTGAAGATGCCATCAGCCGTGCTCTGCGTAACTATGGCCTGCACCCGGAACAACTGGATGCTCCTGCACCGCATACCGAAGTGGCCAGTCTGCACCCCAATCATGTCTGGCAGATTGACGCCTCACTCTGCACGCTTTACTACCTGAGCAATGGACATAAAGGGCTGCAGGTGATGGACAGCGCGAAGTTCTACAAGAACAAGCCCGCTAACCTTGCCCGTATCGCCAGTGACCGCGTGTGGAGTTACGAGATTACCGACCATGCCAGCGGCTGGATTTACGTTGAGTATGTGACGGGCGCGGAATCAGGTGAGAACCTGTGTTCTGTGCTTATCAACGCCATGCAGGAGCGTGGCGGCGCAGACGTGCTGCACGGCGTGCCAAAAATACTCTATCTCGACCCCGGCTCGGCAAACACCGCGGGTATGACGAAAAACATGTGCCGCTCACTGGGCATCGACCTGATAGCGCACAAGCCGCATAACGCCCGCGCCACCGGACAGGTGGAAAAGGCGCGGGACATTATCGAACGCAAGCTGGAGCCGGGTCTGAAGTTCCGGCCGGTTCACAGTCTGGAAGAACTCAATGCGCTGGCCGCGAAATGGCGCAGCCACTTTAACGCCACGGCTGTTCACAGCCGCCACGGTAAAACCCGCACGGATATCTGGCTGAAGATTACTGCTGAGCAGCTGAAAAAAGCGCCTTCCGTTGAGGTATGTCGTGAACTGGCTGTGGCGGCACCAGAACTCCGCAAAGTCACGCCAAAACTTCGTGTCTCGTTCCGGGGCACTGAATTTGACGTATCAACGGTACCGGGCGTACTGGTCGGTGAAAAACTGATGATTACCCGTAACCCGTGGCGCAGCGATGTGGCACAGGTGGTTCTGACCGGTGAGGACGGCCACGAGACGTTCTTCCTGGTCGAAGAAGTCAGAAAGAACGAGTTTGGCTTTGCTGAAGGCGCGGCGGTATTTGGCGAAAGTTACAAAGCCCTGCCGGAAACCCCGGCGCAGATGGCGGCAAAAGAAACCGAAGCGCTGGTCACCGGTACAGACAACGCCGCAGATGCAGCTGCCGCACGCAAGGCGAAGGCGCTGCCGTTCGGCGGGCGGCTTGACCCGTATAAACATATTGATGACGCCACACTTCCGGCCTATATGCCGAAGCGAGGTCAGGCCTCTGACGTACGCGGGTCGCGCACTGAACAACGTCCCATGACTCATGTGGAGGCCGCGAAAGCCCTGCGCGATAAGTTCAGCGCCGACGGCCTTACCTGGACGCCGGAACATTACCGCCAGTTAACGGCACAGTATCCGGACGGCGTACCGGAAGCCGCACTGGATGAAGTCATGGCCACGCTGACCACGCCGGCCCGCAGCAGCGTTATCAGCATTGTTAACGGCAACTGAGGAGGGATACATGCTGGTACTGAAGCAGCAACTGAAAGAGGCCCGTATTCCACAGGCGGTGGTGGCGAGAGCTGTCGATGTTTCTGAGGCCACGCTGGCCCAGATTGTGAATCATAACGCGTGGCCCCGCACCAGCCCCGGAGAAGTGCGCCGGCGTCTTGCGTCCTGGCTGGAAAGTCAGGGGATTGATACAACGAAGAGTTTTGATGCTGTACAGGGCGCGGCCACGCCCCGTACAGCGGGTACCACAGATAAAACGAGCCTCAGTGAGGAAGAGAATATGTTACTCAAAAAACAGGTGTTATTTCCAGCAACCAAAAAAGCGTTTGGTCTTTTCCGTGACCCGTTCGCCGACGAAGCCATGCAGGGTTCTGATGATGTGTTCACCACTCCGGACATTCGCTACGTGCGTGAGGCGCTGTACCAGACAGCCCGTCATGGTGGGTTTATGGCCGTCATCGGTGAGTCCGGTGCGGGTAAATCCACGCTGCGCCGTGACCTGACTGAACGTATCAACCGCGAGAATGCGCCGGTGATTGTTATCGAGCCATACATCATCGCTATGGAAGACAACGATGTGAAAGGGAAAACCCTGAAGGCAGCAGCGATTGCCGAAGCCATTATCAGTACCATCGCACCACTGGAAAGCATCAGACGCAGTCAGGACGCCCGCTTTCGCCAGCTGCATCGCGTCCTGAAAGACAGCAGCCAGGCGGGGTTCAGCCACGTTCTGGTGATTGAGGAGGCCCACAGTCTGCCCATTCCGACACTGAAACACCTCAAACGCTTTTTTGAGCTGGAGTCCGGTTTCAAAAAACTGCTGTCCATCGTGCTGATTGGCCAGCCGGAACTGGCGACAAAACTGTCTGAACGCAATATGGAAGTCCGTGAAGTCGTTCAGCGCTGTGAGGTGGTCGAACTTCTGCCTCTGGACAATAACCTTGAAGAGTTTCTGACGTTCAAACTGCAACGGGCCGGTAAACAACTGACGGACATTATGGACGCCAGCGCAGTGGATGCCATACGTGCCCGCCTGAGCAATCCGGGAAGTCATCGTAAAAATATGGTCAGCCTGCTGTATCCGCTGGCCGTCAGTAACCTGGTAATAGCCGCCATGAATCTGGCCGCTGAAATCGGGGTTCCACAGGTCAACGCTGACGTTGTCAAAGGGGTTTAATAATGAAATCCACCACAGGTATCAACCAGCAAATCAGCAAAGTGCAGTCAGCCATTATGGCGCTTAAGGCGACGAACACGGATGTACAAAGCATCACCATCAGGGGTAACAAACCTGTCATCCGCGTTTCCCGGAGTGCGCATTGCATGCGCATGCTTGAGCAGGGAAAGGCCTGTTATCTGTATACCGGACATGACCACAGGGGATATTTCCGTCAGGGCGTTTTCGAACTGCACGGCTGTCGCGTCGTGTGGCCGGAATCTTTGTGGTAATCAGCACAACTGGAGAAATCATAAAAAATGGCAAAAAGTACAAAAGGTGCAAAACGTATCAAGGCCGCAGCAGCACTCTGGGTGCCGGGGACACGTGAAGAGGTCATTGAGGGAATCAGACTACTCGGTGACGCACAACGTGAACTGGTCAGGGCTGAAACAGAAATGAATGACGCCATTGGCGATATCACCGCACGTTATGCCCCGCTCACCGAGAGCCTGAAAAAACGCATGGCCGAACTGCAGTCCGGTATTCAGACATGGTGTGAGGCACACCGTGATGAACTGACCGGCAACGGGAAGGTGAAGTTCGCTAACCTCACCACCGGCGAGGTGCAGTGGCGAAACCGTCCGCCATCAGTCAGTATCCGTGGGGCGGATAATGTTATTGAATTACTGAGACGTCTGGGGCTTGAGCGCTTTATTCGTGTAAAAGAGGAAATAAATAAAGACGCTATCCTGAATGAAAAAGAGGCCGTGAAAAATATTCCCGGTATTTCCATTAAAAGCGACATTGAGGATTTTTCAATAATTCCTTTTGAGCAGGATGTGCAGTAAACACACCACGTTAATTATTTAATAAAAACATTTTCTTTTTTATTCCGGCGTCAGCGCCGCGGGCTTCTGCACGCCGGAAACAGAGGAGAATTAAATCATGATATTTAAATGTATTCAGTGCGAGAGGGATATAACAGCCCTGCGTTTTCACAGCGCCATCGCCGTGATGTCCGGTAAATACCACATCCCTGCGGTACGCGTCACCCTGGTCTGCCCGTACTGCAGCCAGCATTTTTCGGCAGACGTGCCCGTCATGGAATTCTCCCGCCCTGACAGGGAGGACTCGCAATGATTACCCCACAGGAAGCACGACAGCGCACCCGAACCCTTGTTGAACACTATGTCAACGAGTGTGAATGCCGCGACCTCACCGATGTGAAGCACGTCCTGACCGCGCTAATCAGCATGACCGCTCAGGCCATTGTGGCGACCAACGGAAAGGCGGCTGCCCTGCAGGTACTGGTGAACACACTCACCCACACGGCAGAGCATGAGGTGCCGTACCGGATGGAAACCACTGCAGAAGGCGGCCTGCACATCACCGTCAGCCGGAAGCACTGAGGGCGCGGCATGACACGGAACACCATACTCACCCGCACCGCCCTCTACCGTCTGGCCCTGCAGCGTTTCGGGCCGGACGCACAGGCCCTGAAACTGACAGAAGAGGCCGCTGAACTGGCGGCCAGTGCTGCCCGCAATCTGAACGGACAGGGCAGCGAAAGTGACCTCGCGGCAGAGCTGGCAGACGTGGAAATCATGACAGAGCAATTGCGCCTTCAGGGGATGGACCGGCTGATTGACTTCCACAAACAGAAAAAACTGGAACGTCTGGCTGCACGACTGGGCGTGATTTACACGAACGAGTAACCGGGAGGCATTCAATGGCTGACATACTCAGGGAAATCACCGCATGGACACTGATTCTTACTGGCCTGGCGACATGCCTCAGTGCGGGGGCAGCCCTGGCTGCCCTGCTGATGCACATAACAACACAGTGGTTATGGGAAAAGCTTAAAGCAGCATACAGCCTGAAAGAGCTGTCCGACGCTGTCCGGGCATGGAAACGGCAGAAAAATACCGGAGATACAGAACAATGACAGACCAGAATAAACACATTGAGAAACTGAAAAAGTTGCTGGCGCTGGCCGCATCCGGCAACCCGCACGAGGCCGCTCTGGCACTGCGCCGAGCCCGTAAACTGATGGATGTTCACGGCATCACACATTCCGACATTGCTATGAGTGATATTGATGAAACCATCAGTCATTACTGGCCGACAGGCAGTCTCCGTCCACCGCGCTACATGCTGGGCCTGATGAACATCATCCGCGAGGCATTTGGTGTTAACTCCATCATTCACCCCGGCACGCATCCGTCTGTGGGGTTCTACGGTAACCGGGAACGAGCGGCACTGGCTGCGTACACCTGGGAAGTGCTGGTCCGCCAACTGAAAAAGGCGCGTCAGCAGTATATCAGCGCACAGAACAAAAGAATAAAAAACGCCACCCGTACCAGCCGTGGAAACCAGTTTGCTGAAGGCTGGGTACTGGCCGTTATCAGTGAAATACAGTCCTTTGCCCTGACCGATGATGAGCGTGAACTGATGCAACAGTGGCTGGAACATAAATACCCGCAAACGCAAACCACCAGGGCGCGTAAACCGGGAAGAAGCCGCAATGGCGACGCCTCGCGCTATGCGGGGTTTCGTGAAGGGCAGAACGTCAGACTGCACCGCCCGGTCAGTGGGCAGGAACAACAGAAACTGGAGGCCAGATGATTACGCTATCAGGTAACAGCCGGAAATTAAAAGCCTGCCGAATATCTGCCAGATACCTTTTTGCCCGCGCCTTTTTTAAGAACGTCAGGCCGGGGATCACAATTGGTGTTATTGCCGGACGCGAACAGGTTGAAAAATACATGTCAGGTGCATGGTGGAATAACGACCCTGTCATTGCTGCCCGTAATATTCATATCAGTTGGGGGGATATTCAGAATGACGGCTGAATCTGTTGTATGTGCCCTGTTCTGGTATTGTTTTGTCGGTTGGTGTACTGCTGAACTGCACCGCCGTTCAGGGTTTTATTCACGTTACAGTGGTGCCGGCTACTGGATTAGCTGGTCGGTGATGTTCCTGTGCTGGCCTGTGGCGCTTCCTTTATATGTCGATTATATCGGTGGCGCAGGTAAAAGGAGCAACGATGATGACTAAACAACGTCTTATCCAGCTCATTCATATTGCCCGTAATGAACTGGGTATGGATGAAGACACCTACCGCCAGATGTTACAGGGGCTGACCGGTAAAGCCTCAACCAAAGGAATGGATACCACACAACTAAACTGCGTGCTGGAATCCATGAAAAGGAAAGGCTTTCGCGTTAAGCCTGCCGGAAAAGCCAGCTCCGGTTTACCGCTGGATAACCATCCGCAGTCCAGGAAAATCCGTGCGCTATGGCTTGAAATGGCTGCTGCCGGCATTGTTCGTGACCGTTCAGAAAATGCATTAGCGCGGTGGATCAAGCGGGAAACGGGCATCAGCGCCCTGCGCTGGCTCAATACTGAACAGGCAAGCAGTGTTATTGAGAAACTGAAGAAGTGGCAGCACAGAGCTGCGGGAGTAAAACATGAGCGACCTGAATCAGTTTCGAAGTAAAGGGCCGGAACTCCTGGTGGAACTGGCACAGCATACCTCTGAGACCGTTCGCGAGATTATTGATATTGAGCCCGCAATTGCCGACCAGATTGGTCAGGCCGTCGCGAACCGCATGATGCAGGTCTGGGGCGGGCAAAACGTTTATTTCCCGATGGGCATGGTATGGAAGGTCAGTCAGCGCGACCGGGAAATCTTCAGGGAGTTTAACGGACGTAACCACCATGAACTGGCCCGCAAATTTGGTGTTTCGCTTCAGTGGGTCTACAGCGTGGTTAAGCGGGTAAGAAAAGAAGAACTGGATCGGATGCAGGGCAAGCTATTTGCTGATGAACCCGATGTAGATACGGAGAAAAAAGAGTAATATCTGCAATCAGGCTGGAGCGAGTTCTGTTTTTTTCGGGCCGGTCTGATTTTCACATACTGTAAGGTTATTGCATATTCCTCCTGGTCTCTTCCCATTTTGACCCAGTTCTTCCCATAAATATCTCACTTATTCCCTGTCATTTATCTCAAGTCTAATCAATGTGCTGACCGGAAGTGATGACGATCGCCACAGCAACACGTCTCTGGCGTGGGGAGCTGGCGTGCAGTTTAACCCGACCGAATCCGTGGCCATTGATATTGCTTATGAAGGCTCCGGCAGTGGCGACTGGCGCACTGACGGTTTCATCGTGGGTGTCGGTTATAAGTTCTGATTAGCCAGGTAACACAGTGTTATGACAGCCCGCCGGTTCAGGCGGGCTTTTTTGTGGAGTGGATATGGCAGCAGTAAAAATCTCAGGTGTGCTGAAAGATGGTGCGGGAAAACCAATACAGAACTGCACTATTCAACTGAAGGCAAAGCGTAACAGCACCACGGTACTGGTGAACACGGTGGCCTCTGAAAATCCGGATGAAGCCGGGCGTTACAGCATGGATGTTGAGTATGGCCAGTACAGCGTTATCCTGCTTGTTGAAGGTTTTCCGCCTTCACATGCCGGAACCATTACCGTCTATGAAGGTTCCAGACCAGGTACGCTGAATGATTTTCTCGGTGCCATGACGGAAGATGATGTCATGCCGGAGGCATTGCGTCGTTTTGAGGAAATGGTGGAAGAAGCGGCACGCAACGCCGAAGCCGCCTCTCAGAGCGCAGCGGCGGCAAAGAAATCCGAAACTGCAGCGGCATCATCGAAGAACGCGGCGAAAACCTCAGAAACGAATGCAGCTAATAGTGCACAGGCGGCAGCGACCTCACAGACTGCATCAGAAAACTCCGCGACAGCAGCCAAAAAATCAGAAACCAACGCGAAAAATAGCGAGACAGCCGCAAAGACGAGCGAAACCAACGCAAAGTCCAGCCAGACGGCAGCGAAGACCAGCGAAACGAATGCCAAAGCCAGTGAAACTGCGGCAAAAAACAGCCAGGTTGCAGCAGCCCAAAGCGAGAGCGCGGCAGCCGGTTCTGCGACTTCAGCAGCTGGATCAGCAACTGCTGCGGCTAACAGCCAGAAAGCTGCGAAGACGAGTGAAACTAACGCAAAGTCCAGCCAGACGGCAGCGAAGACCAGCGAAACGAATGCCAAAACCAGCGAAACTGCGGCGAAAAACAGTCAGGATGCAGCAGCCCAAAGCGAGAGTGCTGCAGCTGGTTCTGCAAGCGCGGCGGCTGCTTCTGCCACTGCATCAGCCAACAGTCAAACAGCAGCAAAAACCAGTGAAACCAATGCAAAGACAAGCGAGACTGCAGCGGCGAACTCGGCGAAAGCATCGGCAGCAAGCCAGACAGCAGCTAAAGCAAGTGAAGACGCAGCCAGAGAGTATGCAAGCCAGGCAGCAGAGCCGTATAAATATGTCTTACAGCCGTTGCCTGATGTGTGGATACCGTTTAACGATTCACTGGATATGATTACGGGCTTTTCGCCGTCATATAAAAAAATTGTTATTGGTGATGATGAAATAACGATGCCTGGCGACAAGGTTGTTAAGTTTAAACGCGCATCAACTGCCACATATATCAATAAATCAGGCGTATTTAGTGTTGCTAAAATTGATGAGCCACGATTTGAAAAAGAAGGTTTATTGATTGAAGGACAGCGCACTAACTATTTTGTTAAATCCAATATCCCCGCTGAATGGACGAGTACCAGCAATATCGATAAAACTAATAATGGTGTTGATGAATTTGGTTTTTCATATGCCAAAATGCGAACAAAAGATAATATGACAGGACAATCATCTGCACTTAGTCTGCATACATGCAGTGCATCCCGGGGGATTGATGTTAGTGGCGATAATAAGTATTGCACTGTTTCATGCAGGGTTAAAGCTCCTGATGGTCTTCGTTGTCGTTTGCGTTTTGAAAAATACGATGGGTCGGTTTATACATTTTTAGGAGATGCTTATTTAACTTTCGGAACTCTGATAATAGAAAAAACTGGCGGAGCAGCCAATAGAATAGCAGCTACTGCAACTAAAGATCCGGTTACAGGGTGGATTTTCTATGAGGCAACTATAGAAGCTGTTGAAGGTGAAACCTTAATTGGCGCAATGATTCAGTATGCGCCGAAAAAAGGTGGTATAACTGAAGCGGGAGATTATATTTACCTTGCAACACCACAATTTGAAAACGGCGGATGTGCTTCATCTTTTGTTATTACGACAACTGCACCCGCAACCCGCTCCAGTGATATGGTGACGATCCCAACTGAAAATAATATCTATAATAGACCGCTTACGTGTCTTGTCGAGGTTAATAGAAATTGGGGCGATATTCCTCCTAATGTAGCACCGCGTATTTTTGATTTTTCTGGTGTGCCACCTATTGAGTCAATTACATACGCTTTTAACACAACTGAGAAATATTACGGTCAGCTTTATATGCAAACTTATAAAGCGTCGACAAGTACTTACGTTTCTAGTGTGTTTGCTGGTCGAACTGATGTTCGAAAATTCATTGGTGGTTTTAATATTTATTCTGATGGTACTAAACGAGTAGTTTCTAACGGTGAGGCTACTAAAACTATGAAAACGGAGTGGACGGGCGTAAAAACACGGACCTTTATTCGAATTGGAGGTCAAGCCACATCGGGAACTCGTCATCTATTCGGCCATTTGAGAAATCTTCGTCTCTGGCATAAAGTATTAACTGATGCGCAAATGGGGGAGAGTATTAAATGAAAGATTTAACACTCAAATTTGCAGACAGGGCCGACTTTTCGGCCTTTATGGAGAGCATTGGCTATTATGATGACGAGTCGATGCAGGATGATATTCTTATTGACGTGATAGGTAATGTGTACAAAGAAACCGGAGAACTTACTGAAGATGGCGAGCCGGTATGTGTTAAGGAGGACGGATATTTTGTAAATGTGCGCATCATTAATGATTCGCAAATATCGTCATTATTCGATGAACACGCGGTTGCTGTTGAGCATCAACTCCGTAGCTGGATGTGAGGAAGAAAAATGGCTACATCGACAGTAATTCCTGATGACATCAAAACGCTAAAGGGAGATGTCAGTAAGGCAAAGGAAGATATTTCCTCAATTAACGTAAAAGTATCAACGCTTCAGACTGATATGGACAGTGCAAAGCAGGATATCAGTACCAGATACACAAAAACAGAAGTGGATAATAAGCTGAAAAACAAAGTGGAAGTGAACGATCTGGAAAGTGGTCGTTATGGCGGAGATTTTTACCCGCTGACTGGTCGTGAAGCGTTTTATTTGTGGGGATTGGGCACGACTACAGCGGCGGCAAACCTTTATCTTAATCCTGACCCCGCAATTTCGTCTGTACTGCGGTCCACATCGTCTATCCGCTATAAACATTCAGTAGAGACGATAGATTCGGAGCACGCCGATCTCATTTTCAGGATGCGCCCTGTGTGGTACAGGTCGCAATGCGAAAATGACAGGCGCGATTGGGGATTCTATGGATTGATTGCCGAGGAAGTAGGAGAAATTGCCCCTCAGTTTGTTCACTGGCGACCAGCCAACGAAGATGATGCACCGGAAACCATTTCCAGCAATGGCCTTGTTGCCGAAGGTGTAATGTACGAACGTCTGGTTGTTCCACTGATTCACCATATCCAGAAGCTGACTGAAAGAGTTGATGAACTTGAGTCAGAATTAAAGTTGTTATCCGTTTCCCGAAGCGATATCGGATAAAGGAGGCGTAATGGATATAACACCTTTCCTTCATGCACTTTGTGCTGTGGCTGCGCAGGTACTGGTTGGTCTTTTTACCGGAAACTGGGCTTACGGAGCGATAGCCGGTTGTACGTTCTTCATTGCGCGTGAACATACCCAGGCAGAATATCGCTGGATTGAAATGTTCGGGCATGGCAAGCGAATGAATATGCCGTGGTGGGGCGGTTTTGATCCGCGAGCTTGGGATGTGGCAAGCCTGATGGATTTTGCTGTGCCGGTGGTGGCGTGTCTGCTGGTCTGGCTGTTGGTTAATCGTGGGTGA